TCACGGAAGAGCCCCCGCAGAAGACACAGACACACTACGCACCTCAGTATTGACAGGCATCACCGGACCAGATGAACCAGACTGCTGCACCGCAGCACGCTCTTGAACACGTTCACGATACGGATTGTAAACAGGCCCAGAGCGTGCAATACGCCGACATTCAGCCTCCAAAAGATCATACAGCGTGCCCTGCTCCGTGTAACACGTACAAGATGCCCCCTTGTAATGACCCTGGGCATCCAAACCCTCGCCACCAGACATACAGATCAATTGAGGGTCCGCCGTCAGAGAACGACCATCAAAAATAGGAGCCGTCCACGGCATCGTAGGGAAACGCGGCAAATGATCTCGCGCATAAGCAACAGCTGTTGCCCAGCGCGGAGCTTGCCCTCCTCCTACAGGTCCCCCAGATGACCGGCTGGCAGTCCCCACCGGCTTCGCAGGCTCCGCCTTTTGTGGGGACTGCTGGCCAAACAACGTGGACCCAATAGAATCAGGTCGCAAGGTATGCCAGGCATACCACATACAGACAATAAACAAAACAGCACACAGAGGAATGAGAAGAAGCCGCAAAGGAATACGAGAACGGATCGTATGAATTTCAGCAGACTTATACAAACTATATACATGCTTAGGGAGCGTACGCACCTGGTGACGTGAAAACTCACGATTAGAGGCAGAATTCACATTCTCCACCATTTCATCCCATTCCCACACATCAAGAAAGCGCGTACCAAAACGACGCTTAATAAAGGTGTGCCGACCAATCAAACCGTGAACAAAAGAATAAAGCTGCTTGTGAGCTTGCTGCGTTGTCCATACAAAATCCAAACCGCGATGACGATGTTCGGCAAGCGCCCGCACATGATCTGGCGTAGTCTTATGCATACCGCTGCCACCATACTTCATACCAAACCACTTCCATGCTTCATCAACAAAAATTAGAGAACCATCAGGAACAACATAATTGCCTTGAGCATCCTTAGCATTCCACTGCGAAGGATCATCAAGCACAATAGCAAGACCAGGCTGAAGCCCATCAATACCGGCTGCAAATAACGGACGTGCACCAAGCTTGGCTTCTGCCTGCAACATTTCGACCATAAGCGCTGTCTTCCCACCACCGGGAAGCGCTGTAATGACATGAATAGGCATAACATTACCCCGCTGGTGGAATGACTGGCTCTACCTTCGGAGAAGATGGAGGAGCCACTCCATAACCTCGCTTAAACAGATACAACCGGCCATTGAGCATGGCAAACCTACTCACATACGCAGAAATAATCATCGTCAAAGCACGATCAAAGTTAAGAAGACCCAAAGTCCTTAAAGCTAGTTCGCCAAACCGCCCCCCAGCAGACCCCACACTGTCAACGTACGTATACAACTGCTCAACTAGGGGAGAAATTACAAAATGATAAGACCCCCAGTTAATCCCCAACCAAACAAATGCAGTAGCCACAAAATAGCCCAGCTTGGACTTGCATAAATTAAACAACCCTGTTAGCAGAGCCGCCAAAAAAGTAGGCATTACCGCTACTCCTTAGAAATACCGCTAATAATCCGAAAACTAGACAGCGCAGAAAATAAAAGAACCAGCCTGCCACCTATCTGCAAAAACTGACACAAAGGCGAAAGATCAATCGTCAACTCACTGCCGAACACATCCACGGTTAAAGGCTCAAAACACGAACGGGAATACCCCCGCCCCTGGTCATCAAACTTTGAAGCATCCTTATCATCGCCCCCTGATGAAGACCCATCCGAAAAAGCTGAAGATGGCTTGCCCTCATCCCCCGTATTAACAACACCGTCATTCCCTGTTAACGCATCCTTTATCGCTGCAACATTGGGATCCCTATCACTGTTACCACCCAAGGCCACTCCTGTAGCCCGCTCCACAGCACACGCCGTACGCCATTGCAAAACTAACGAGCTATATTCCATCGCATCGCATTTCTTGCCAGTGCATACTGGAACAGAGTCACACGCGCCACCACTCACCTTTGCATCAGGACGCAGATTGCACTCAATGCGCCACTGAATACGCACCTGACCACACAGCACCGGATCACCCGAACACGATGGGGCAACATCACACCCACCAGACCACGAAAAAGAAGACTTACCCTCATCCCCATCCTTACCGGGCTGCTCATCATCTGGCTTACCATCACCGTCCTTATCCCTTTTGCACGCACCATCTGCACCGCGAGCCTGACCACTAGGACACGAGTCAGAAGTTTTTACGCAAGTCCCATCAGGAGCACGCATCTGACCCAAAGGACAGTCCTTACGATCAAATTCGCACTCATGCCTAACAGGGTCCTCCAACATCCCATCAGGACATTTATCAACACAGACACCGCCTACGCTTTTCTGATCCAAAGAACATTGAGGCTTTGCTGGGACACAATCCCCATATCCTTCCACAGCCGAAGCGGCACCAGACCCGCCCGATTTATATACATAACCAGGATGTGAAAGACAGTCCTGCTTATAATTCAACGCATCACACACTGTCCCTGTATGAACCGCAATAATTCTATGCGTCACAGGATCAGCATGCATAACAACTTCACAAGATGAAGAATTTACAGACGGCTTCCAACCAACAAAACAAGAACGCGTGCCATTATTAAAATTAGAATAATAATTATCAGAAAAGGTATAGACATCATTCTGCTTTTCAGAACAAGACGTACCATAACTATAATAACCGACAACAGCATGAGGACTATCCAAGACAGCTATATATTGCCTATCACCAGTCTTAACGTGCCCAGTATTTGTATAATCACTCATACAAAGCTGATACTGAAGATTACTTTGAGCAGCCCCATAGGCTTCTGCTTGATCAAAAAACACTCCAGATGCAGGAGTAGCAATAGGAGCAGAACACTTAGGCTCGGCGAACACACTAGAACAAAAAACAAGAAAAAAAAGAAAAATAACACTACGCATCGCGGCTAATCCAAAAAAATAATAATGCCCGCAATACACAAAGCAAACAAAAATATAAAACCAAACACGATACGCCCCTTTCTCCCTGGGAAGGGGCATTATTTAAAACACCCCTCCCCACCCACCTCAACACAAACAAAAAAAGTAAATACGCCCTAAAATGCCTTCCTCACCCATTTATAAACATGAAGAGCCACAGTAACACCAAGAACGGCAATACCAATAGTACCAATAGGACCCGCTGCTGCCTTGATTGCTGCAACAACCTCACCTACATCAATTCCACTACCAGCCGCATCAGCGGCGAAAACAGCAGGAGAAAACGACAGAGAAACAAGACCACCCCAAATAACCGACGGCCTAGCTACAGATAACACACGCTTTAACATATTCAACCTCAAAATAGCTTACGTAACACACGAAACACATACGCCACAGCCCATAACAACAAGATAGCAGCACCGATTAATTGCGCATCGGCAATACTCAACTCAGGAAACATCGACGGCTGAGGCACCCACACCACGGCGGCACATTTACCGCTCACTGCATCTATATCCACATCACGACATGCAGGAACAAGCAACACTGCCACCGCCATGTTCAACTCTCCTAAGCTACCTTAGAAGAAACAACAGAAACAGGCTCCTTACTAGCAAACTCCTTTAATGCAGAAGATAAAGGAATCAGTTTAAGACGTTTTAACAGCAAGTTCGCGTAGTCATCAGTGCCATAAGAATCAGGATGTATCAAATAATCACCAGGAGGATACACAGGCGCCGTACCCAACTTCAAATTAAATACAGTTTCATACGCCCCTCCCATCACCACACAAGCACGCTGTTCACGAAAAATCTGCGGCCCCGTCTTAGTAGTTACGGAACGCTCAATAAGAATATTATCTTTCACTCTCACAATAGACATAAATCACCTAATCATTAAATAAAATAAAAGAAATCCACAATGACTTACACACACACGCCCACAGAACACTCTACTAACGTCTCTCGCAAATACGCAGGTAAATCCCCTCCCCTACAAATACGCCGAAAACGAGAAGGCAAGCCCTCACGCTCCACACGATCAACAATAAAATCAGAAAACCCACACCCCAACGCTTGACGCAACACCCCTAACGCAGGCCCGACCTGACGACGCAGCCAGCGAACCAACGCCTCACCTGTCGCCTCCACATGCTTTACCACCGTCCGAATACGACTCACAGGAGAAACAACAACAGAAGAAAATAACTGGCACAAATAATCATAAGAACCACGCAAATAACGCATAGGTTCCACTAATAAATCAAAAGGTATCACAGCATGCTTGGCATATAAACGCACCTCATAACGCACCCAGGGAGATTCAGCCACACCAAGCTGCTTGCCTTTCTCATAAATGCACAATTGCTTATGCCCACGTTGCCCCACATACAACGTACACCCAGACCCGCCTCCATGATCATCTAGAAAACGCGTACGCGGAGGAGTCCCACCAGAAGAAAACAACAAACAACCACCCGCAGGAGCTAAATGCTCACGCGCAAGGGCCTCATGATGCCGAACCGTCCCCAATACACCATCATAGTCATCATAAGCCACATCACAGCGAGTAATCCGCGCATCCAAAGAAGCCAATGAACGTTTCACCTTTGACCAATCATGAATATAACGGCAAGCCGAACCCGTCAAACTAATGCAATACGAATCCGCATTCCCATCCCAACCGATCTTGCCAACCAGATCACCATTAGAATCTATAATAGAAGCACTTGAATTATAAAAATGCCAACGCACAGAAGTATGAGAACCCACGACAACATCATCAGTATTCAAACCAAATAACAAGTAAAGAAGAAAACGAGGCTCATCAAAATAACCCGCCTCTGCCAAACGGGCATAACTAAAAACAACCGTCAAATAATCGATAGAAACAGGATAGGACCCAACAACACCCTTTTGGCCCGTATTACTGTTCGGGCCAACCCCCTTTTCACCGGACGGAGCAGAAAACACATAAGACGGCTCTACACGATCGCGACGCGTCTCATATAAGCGAGCAGCCTTCTCAACATCAGCGCGACGCTCACGCTCCAGAAAATTAACATAAACCGCAGAATCAGAAGAAGAAGAGCGACGAGACATAAAATACCTCCACATAAAAAACTATAGAAAGCATCAACCGCAGCGTTCAATGCGATTCAAGAACAACAGCAACAAAAAATCGAGAAAAAACACAAGCCTTACAATAAAATAAACAACAGAGAACACAAAAACACAAGAACACAAAAAAGGCACAAACGAAGATAAAGAATGAGATACAGAGTGAGTAAAATAATCCTGAAAACCAGAAGTCGGTTGAACAAGAATTAATAAGGATAAACAAATAAACAACAGAATCGACAAAAAAAACGATAAGAGAAGATTAAAGAACCGCCTAACAATCGGAAAATAAAAAAAAGACCGAATCGAATGATATCTTGAATACACAGCCTGAATAAAACGAATCATCTGACACACCCGCCTGTAAAATACTCATAAATACCTGCGATCATGAATAAAACTCACAACAAATTTAATAATGGCGAAAATTAATACGAGGATTAATACGCAATTTACTGAAGGAAGAATAATTGAATTAATCACACTAGTGATTGCCTTAATAAATAACACTCATCTAATTGATCTAATGCCGCAGCACGGACAGACATCCAAAAATCAAACTGCTGAGGCAAACTATCTGGCCAAAAATCCATTTGACGAACGTACATCTCAGCAATATTTAATGCCATACGTGCGCCTCGTTCAGTGTCAGTAATACGCATATATCAACCCAAAGACAACGCAGAAAGAGAAGATAAACGGCGCTTCAATTCTTCAAGCTCAGAAACAATATCCAACGTATAAATATACATAAGTTGAATTTTATCGAATACAACCTCACATGAAGTCTTAGGAGTAATACGATACATGCGCACTAAAACACCTTGAATAATCTCAATATTAGATTCAAGAGTAGAAAAAGATGTAGTCATAAGAGAAATATACTGCTGATCCGAAAGAGAATCATTATCGAAACCTGATAGCCTAGACATGTCGCACCAGCGCATCTCTGACACACTCTACATGTCTGATAATAGACCGCACAGTAGATAAAGCATCTGAAATACCATCTAGAATAACTAGCCGCTCCTCAAACATTTGAATATTAAAAGCCTTAAAGTATTGAGATAAATTGGATTGATAATCAAAAGCATCTCTCAAGGTCTCATTTAACACTTCAAGAGCAGTAAGAAACTTATAAACACTCTTAGACTGAACACAAGAATCAGCCTGATCAGTAACAGAAACCTCAGAAGCCGCAGATACCTCGCTCTGTTCGTTCAACATCTCAACACTCCTACCGTGCCCTACCCTGTCTAGAACACCTCCCCATCCAGGATAGGATGAACGGGGAGGTGATGTGGAGTATCACTCCACAATTACGTTGTAAACTAGAATTCAACATGCGTCAACTACCAATCCACATGAAAGCTAAAAAAATACTACTTGACAAAGCAATATCAATGTGCATTCCGGCAAATGGAGAAACGCTAGGAAAAAAAATAGGTGTCAGCCGATCAGCAGTTAGCAAATGGCGAAAAGGCGGAGTGATAACCGAAAAACACGCAGCAGAACTAGCAGCCATAGCAAAACTCAATGGCGAGATAGTTGTAAAAGTGCTGGAAGAACAAGCAGAAACAAGAGCACAGAGGCAGGTATGGCAATCAATACTAAACCTGATAAATGCAACGGCAAAAGTAGCAACAACGGACTCTGCGAACGAGCCAATTAAACTGGTGGGCCGTGCTGGAATCGAACCAGCGACCAGCGGATTAAAAGGCCGATGCTCGGAGGAAGACTAAAAACACTATGGAAAAAACTCAGTAACATCATGAAAATAAAGGGGAAAATGACTAGGCTAGCAGAATGCCACTAATCACACCTAGACATTGCAAGGCGGCCTTGCCGCGACCGCTTGCAAGTGCCCTATGAACGCCGCCCTAAAAGCGGTTTACGGAAGATAGTGAACTGGGGACGCGGAGAAAGTATCGGAACCTTGATGTAGTCAGCGCTGCAACAACACAAGATTTAAAGCGCCACCGTAGGGGGCACACCCCCTACACCCCCCACGTCAGTTTTATGCATGGCATCATGTAACCATGTATGTAACTAAAGGAAATTTGTGATGACATCAATTCACAGACCAGATAGCAAGGTAGTTCACCACAGGAAACAAATGCGCGCAGCGGGATTGCGTCCTGTGCAGTTCTGGGTACCAGATACGCGCACACCAGAATTCGCTGCTGAAATTCGAAGCCAGTGCCGCGCCCTGAAGAGCGAACAGGCAGAAGCCGACGTTTTACGCTTCACAGAAAAAGCCATCACCTATATTGAAGGTTGGAAATGATTCAACGTGGCGACCTTGTGGCAGTTTCCCTACAAGGCGACTACGGCAAGCCTAGACCAGCGTTGATCGTTCAATCAGACCTTCTAACAGAGTTGGATAGTGTCGTACTGTGTCCGGTCACAAGCGACCTGCGGAATGCGATATTTCGTGTCACCGTTGAACCGACACCGGCCAACGGTTTACGGACGCTATCGCAGGTCATGGTAGATAAAATCTCAACACTGCCACGTAACAAAATCAACGAGCCTTTTGGACGTATCAATGATGAGAGGATGAAAGCAATAGAGAGAGCATTGTTACTGATCGTTGGTATTATTTAATGGAAGATCATCAACCGCACAATCAAACTCCCATTCAAAAGCATAATCATCAGACTCAATAATACTCATACATTCGGTATCAGGGATAACACTCATACTAGATTGAGGCACATGATAAATAGACATACACAAAGCCCTCATCAATCGACTAATGATAATGAACGACTCATCGCCTCATGCTCATCTACCTCAATAGCACTTCGAGAAAAATCAATATCACCGATAATGCCAGGATCACGCTGAAAAGCTGCACGAATCGAGCGAAGCATCCAAACCATTTGATCTCCAGTAATGCAATTAGCATAACGCCAAGCATAAACACTATCGACAAACTCATGTAATTGGAAAACACGATCAACAAAAGCAGGCATATCAACTAATAAAGAAAGAGTACGACGATAAGCAGCAGCAACAGCAGGTGAGAAAGATATACTCTCATTAAAATCAAGCACAACATCATTAGGCTGCGACATTAGACACCTCCGAAAAACTAGGATGCACGACTAAAGATTCACGAAAATACGTAGGCAATTGAACACGTGAGCACATGCGACGGAAACGGGAAGGAAAACCAGATCGCTCAACATACTGAGCTATAAAATCATTAAATGAATCACCTAAAGACTGACGTAACAAACTAATAGCGGGTCCAGCTTGACGACGCAACCAACGTACCATTGCAACAGCAGATGCCTCTACATGCTTTACAACACAATGAATGCGAGAAGATACACTAGCAACAACCTTAGATAACAATGAATCTAAGTAACCATACGAGCCACGTAAATAACGAAAAGGATCAGCAAGAATATCCAGAGGAACAATGGCATGCTTTCCATAAAAACGGACCTCATAACGAACCCAGGAAGAATCAGGAAAACCCAATTGCTTTCCCTTATCATAGATACAAAGCTGTTTATGACCTTTTTGCCCTACATACAAAGTACATCCCGAACCGCCTCCATGATCATCTAGAAAACGTGTACGAGGAGGAGTACCACCAGAGGCAAATAACAAACAACCTCCAGAGGGAGCTAAATTCTCTCGAGCCTGTGCCTCATGATGACGAACGGTCCCTAATTTCCCCTCATAATCATCATAGGCCACATCACAACGGGTAATACGAGCGCCCACCGATTGCAAGACAGAAATAACCTTAGACCAATCACGAATATAACGACAAGCAGAACCAGATAAACTAATACAAAAAGAATCGTTATTACCATCCCAACCTAACTTGCCAACCACATCACCATTACTATCAAAAATAGATGCGCTAGAAGAATAAAAATGCCAGCGGTTTGATGTGTGCTTACCAATAGAAATGTATTTAGGATCTAAATTAAACAAGAGAGATAATAAAAACTTAGATTCATCCAAATAACCACACTGTTGCAATAGATCACGACTCATCACAACGGTTAAAAAATCCACACAAGCAAACCGCGAGGAATCGAAATCGTCTTGATGCATGCCCAAGCAATCCAGCTCACCCTTTTGGCCCGTGTTACTGTTCGGGCCAAACACCTTTTCACCGGACGGAGCAGGAAACATATAAGACGGCTCTACACGATCGCGACGCGTCTCATATAAGCGAGCAGCCTTCTCAACATCAGCGCGACGCTCACGCTCCAAAAAATCAACATAAACCGCAGAATCAGAAGAAGAAGAGCGACGAGACATAGAATACCTCCACATAAAAACCACAGAAAGCATTAACCGCAGCGATCAATGCGATTCAAGAACAACAGCAACAAAAAATCGAGAAAAAACACAAGCCTTAAAATAAAATAAACAACAGAAAACACAAAAAAACAAGAACACAAAAAAGGCACAAACGAAGATAAAGAATGAGATACAGAGTAAGTAAAATAATCCTGAAAACCAGAAGTCGGTTGAACAAGAATTAATAAGGATAAACAAATAAACAACAGAATCGACAAAAAAAACGACAAGAGAAGATTAAAGAACCGCCTAACAATCGGAAGATAAAAAAAAGATCGAATCGAATAACATCTTGAATACACAACCTGAATAAAATGAATAATTTTATTATTCACGATAATGACTGCCTTAATAAAACACACTCATCTAATTGATCTAATGCCGCAGCACGCACGGACAACCAGAAATCAAACTGCTGAGGCAAACTATCTGGCCAGAGATCCAATTGACGAACGTACATCTCAGCAATATTTAATGCCATGCGTGCGCCTCGTTCAGTGTCAGTAATACGCATATATCAACCCAAAGACAACGCAGAAAGAGAAGATAAACGGCGCTTCAATTCTTCAAGCTCAGAAACAATATCCAACGTATAAATATACATAAGTTGAATTTTATCGAATACAACCTCACATGAAGTCTTAGGAGTAATACGATACATGCGCACTAAAACACCTTGAATAATCTCAATATTAGATTCAAGAGTAGAAAAAGATGTAGTCATAAGAGAAATATACTGCTGAGCCGAAAGAGAATCATTATCGAAACCTGATAGCCTAGACATATCACACCAGCGCATCTCTGACACACTCTACATGTCTGATAATAGACCGCACAGTAGATAAAGCATCCGAAATACCATCTAGAATAACTAGCCGCTCCTCAAACATTTGAATATTAAAAGCCTTAAAGTATTCAGATAAATTGGATTGATAATCAAAAGCATCTCTCAAGGTCTCATTTAACACTTCAAGAGCAGTAAGAAACGTATAAACACTCTTAGACTGAACACAAGAATCAGCCTGACCAGTGACAAAAACCACAGAAGCAGCAGATACCTCGCTCTGTTCGTTCAACATCTCAACACTCCTACCGTGCCCTACCCTGTCTAAAACACCTCCCCATCAAGGTAGGATGAATGAAGAGGCGTTATCTCTCCAAAAAGAGAGATAACTCACTATACACTAAATGGAGAGAAATTCAAACCTTTTAGAGAGAAAAATGCACGTAAGAGAACTAATAGAACTAGCTACTAAACAATTAGAAAGAAAAAATGTGCTGGCTCTAGCAGAAAGGTTAGAAGTAGCAAACGGAATAATGTACGAATGGCGCAACGGAACAAAACCGATACCAGACGAACGCATCCGACAACTAGCAAAAATTGCTAAAGAAGATGCAGGAAAATGGCTACTACTTATCAGATCAGAACAAGATAAAGGAGAACTAGGCAAAGAATGGGAAAAGCTCTACAAACGACTAACTGCCACTGCGGCAACACTATTAATAGGCGCAGGAATGACCTGCCCCACTCCATCTCAAGCGCAATCAATAAGTAAAAATTTCAGCAATAAAGAATCCGACGTAATAGGCATTATGCGAAATTGACAGGAAAGCAAAACGCAACCTTTTGCATAAATTAAACAGCCCCATCACCGTCAGCAGAGCCGCCCCAAAAGCAGGCATTACCGTTACTCCAGTCAACTACAGATAACGGTTCAAAACACGAACGGGAATACCCCCGCCCCTGGTCATCAAACTTTGAAGCATCCTTATACTTGTCATCACCTCCTGATGAACGCCCCATAAAGAAAAAGCTGAAGATGGCTTCGCCCTCACTCCCCCGTATCAACAACACCAT